CTGCCGGCCGCGGCCTCGAACTTGACGTAGTAGTCGTCGGCGCCGGTGGTCTTGCTGCCCTGGATCTTGACCGTGAAGCCATGCTCGGCAATGGTCGGCAGGCTCGTGATGTCGTTGACCGAGCCCTTGATGGCAACGGTGTTCTCTGAGGTCTTGGTGTCGCTGCTGGACAGGGTGTAGGCGCCACCATCAGCCTTTTGGATGCGGACGATGTAGTCCGTCGCGACGATGATGTAGTTGGCTGTCCTGAAGGTGACGGCGTCGTTGTTCTGGACGGCAGCCGAGGCAGCCGGGGCGAAGGTCACTTGCGTCGGGGTGACCGCCGTGACACGGGCCCCCTTGGGAATGTGATTGGCGGCATCTGTCAGATACTGACCAACCACCACGCCGGTGGTGCTCGCAAAGTTGGCGGTGGTCGTCGTGCCCGATGAGTTGGTCGTCAGGGTGGTGGCCACCGGGTTCAGGCCGTTGGCGGTGGCCAGGAGCCCCGCCAGCTGGCTTGCGATGGTGACGGTGTCTGGAGTGCCGCTGCCGATTGCAGGGGTCGTGTAGCTGACCTCGGTGCCGTTCAGGTTGATCCTGTAGGCAGTGGAGTAGTCGGCCGCCTTGATGAACACCATGGACTTGGTGCCCCAGTTGGGAGACAGGTCGGCTGCCATGGCCACCGTCTTCTCTCGGTTCACGATGAAGGTGTAGTCCGCCACCGAGGCAACGCGGAACACGTTGCTGGGTTCACCCGTGATGTCCAGGTAGCTGGTGCCATCAGGTGTGGCAACAGTCTTGACCGACCCGTCCAAACCAAACACCTTGATGGCGTTGTCTTGGATGATCACCAGGTACTGGATCACTCCGTCCCGGTCGACGATGGTGGTGAAAGGGCGGCCAGCACCGGCGCTGCCAGCGAACAGCCTGCCGACGTTGTAGGTCGGCGGGCGCTTCTTCAACCCTTCAACAGGGCTGGGAAAGCAGTTGACGACCTGCTCGGCCTGGGAGGCCAGGCGCAAGGCAGCCGGCTGCTGACTGACCCCATTGATCAGGTTGGGGATGGAGCTGCTGACAAGAGGCATGGCTCAACGCTGCAGGGCACGGCTGGGCATGTAGGTCATGAATACTGCCGTGTGGTTCGGGTTGCCACGCAGCATGCTGTTCTGGCTGACGTAGGTCTCCTCCTCCAGGAACAGGGCCCTTGCTTCGGCTTCGGCCGTGATGTTGATCTTGCTCAGGTCGGCGCTACCCAGGATCGCTTCCTGCAGGTGGCGGCCGGCCTTGACGGTGATGTACTGGCGAGCGTGCTCTGGCAGCTCCTCCCAATCCAGCATGTAGGTCACGTCAGCCTTGAACGGCTGGTCGAACTCATAGCTGTTGGCGCGACGGTCGTAGAGCTTGTTGCCGCGCTGCACCACGTCCAGGGACGGGTAGTTGTAGATGTCGACCACCACCCGGCTGACATTGGCCCCAATCGCCACCTGCTTGGTGATCGCATCAGGGATCATGTCACGCTCGTAGTCCGTGTTGAACGACCAGCCGTCTGTCTGCAGCTTGCGGCTGATGTCCTTGAGCATCTCCTCTGCCTGCTGGGCCAGTCCAAACTGACCGTTCAGGCTGTTCACGGGCGCCTCGCCCATCATCTGGAGGACGCGGTTGACCGCTTCCAGGTAGCTGGTGCGAGACAGGGCCATGGGTCGACTCGTAAAAGGGAAGGGGCCCCGAAGGGCCCCAGGGTGAACCGTCAGCTGGTGGCGGTGTAGATCTCCACGGCGCAGTCGGGGCGCAGGATGTTGGTACCCAGTGCCATCGAAGCGACCATGAAGGTGCCTTGCCAGAGGGCATGCACGTCGGAGCCGGTTTGCTCCATGCGCAGGTCCATCAGCTTCACCGTACCCACTGCCATTTTGTTGAAGGCAAGGGCCACCGAGTCGGTGTAGTTGGCGCTGTAGTCGTTCTGCTCACCGCTGGCCGTGGAACGGTTGGTGGTGGGCAGGTGGTTCGACTTCTGGATGGTGATGCCAGCCACGCGCAACACGGTGCCGTCGGCATAAGCGCCGGCGCCGCCCCAATCGCGGTTGATCACGCTGGTCTCTTGGACGAGCTTGTAATACTCGGCCGGAGCGAGCACGCAGTAGCGGTCGTTCTCGGGCAGGTTGTTCTCGTCCATCTTCTGGGCTGCACTGAACAGTGCAGTGGCCAGCTGAGCACCGGTGATCGCGGACTTGGAAGCAGCCACGATCTTGATGCGGGTGCCACCAGGCAGGTCGGTGTTGAAGTTGGTGGCGGTACGAGCGGCCTTAGCGATCATCGCTGCCACGTTCTTGTCGAACGTGTAGGCGAGAGCGTTGCCCATCTCGGTGGAGTAGGGGGCACGCACGTCGTAGTGGTTCTTGGCTTCATCAATGTCCGCGATGAAGACGTTCGACACCAGCTTGTCGTCGATCTTGATGACCGCTTCAGCGTGCTTGACCTGGTTCCCGATCAGCATGTTGCCGGGAGTGTGGTAGGCGGCGCTGTTGAGGCCAATGATCGGGAAGCTGGCCGATTTGCCGGAGGCAATCGTCCGAACGCTGTGAAGGGACTCGAAGATGGTCGCCTTGCGGAAGGCGGTCAGGACTTCACCGGCGAAGACCTGGAGGAACATGGCGTTATCGCCAGCCCAGGTGCCGCCACCGGCGTTATTGATGAGGCCAAGACGCGAAGCGTCAAAATTAGGGGCAGCCATTGCTGTACTCCTAGAGAAGTTGGGTTGAATCCCCGACCTCTATCTCCCCTTCACTCTGGGTGTCCTCCGCGGAGGGCCATCGCTTCAGTGAGCGGGTCTAGGTACACAGAGTGTAGGCACAGCGCAAGGCAAGAAAAAACCCCATGCCTGGCAGGGCACGGGGAAACGAAGCCATGAAGCAATCAGAAGATAGACGACCGGGACAGCTTGTCCTCAATCTTCCGGCGATACGCAGGGTCGGCCTGGTACCGGGGGTCCTTCATCGCTTCGACCAGTTGAGCGGTGGACTCGAACCGGTCGGTCGATGTCTTGGTTGCCCGGCCGCCAATCAGCTTGGGCTCAATGCCAGCCTTGGCCGTGTACTTGGCATGCAGGCCAGAGATGGCCATGCGCACCGCTGCCATCGTGCTGTTGCCAGTCACGATCTCGTTGAAGCCCTTGATCTCCTCCTCGCTGAGGTTGTCCGCTGCCCACTCCAGCATTTCGGAGTAGCCCCTGTCGCCGCCGTACTCCTGCTTGATGGCGGTGATCTCCTTGACCGTCAGGGCCGTGTCCTGGGCGGCCTTGTACTGGAGGCCCGACAGGTAGGCGTCAACCATTTCCTGGCTGAAGCCGGCTTCCTGCAGCTGGCTGTAGTCCTCGGAGCTGAGCTGACCCGTCTGCTGCCAGCGGGTGTTCATCTCCGAGAAGTCGATCTCATGCTCTTCAAGGCGGGAGCCGATGAAGTCGCCATAGATCTCCTTGGCGTTGCCGGCCTGAGGTTTCTCCTCCTCGGAGTCGTCGGCCTCCACGGCCTCTTCCTCAGTTTCCTCGGCCTGACCGCGCTGGCTCAGCTTGCGCTGTGCCTCCTGGTAGGCCTTCTCCAGGTCCTCGACGGACTTGTACTTGCCGGCCAGCAGCTGTTCGCCACCTTCTTCTGCCTGCTCACCCTCCGACTGGAGGCTTTGCAGCATCTGTTCGTTCTCTGGGGACAGGGCTGGGGTTTGCTGCTCTGTGATGGTGATGGATTCAGGCATTGCCTTGTTCAGCGGATGGTGATGGATCCGTCGTCGTCGATCTCCACGACAGGCGTGGGCGCAGGTTCAGCAACTGGCTTGGCGTCAACCTTGCCAATCACGATCTCTGGGGTGGGGCCGTACTGAGGAACGTCAGCCGGTGGGCCCTGAAGGGAGACCGGGTTGTGACTGGGCTGCTGGGAGAGCGTTGGGGACTGCTCCTGCGGCTGTGGGGTCGGTTCCTTCTGGGAACTGCGGGCCATAGGGGGCTCCTGGTTGGGTGTAGTTGGCGGCCACTTGCCCCAGGGCAGGGGACTTGAGGCCGGTCATGATCAGTTCTCGCTGCAGGTCCTGTTGTTTCAGGCCCTGAGCGGCCTGAGCTTCTTGATCAAGTTGCTCAGGCGTCTTCACCAAGTTAGTCGTGTCGATTGATTCAGCTGCAGCAAGTCTGCGTAGAGCTTCGTCCAGATTTAGGTACCGCTGTGCAATCTCTGGGCCCAATGTTTGGGTGGCCGTAGTGATGAACTGGACCAATTTGTTGCGGTCATCGCCGCGGCCGATGGCTTCCAGGCCGGTCACAGGCTTGGGATTGACCAGGGGCTGCCCACCTTGACCCTTCGGGAAGGGCGACAGCTTGCGCTGGCGACGCAGGATGTGCATCAGCCGCCGCACCAAGGGCAGCTGCAGCTCCTGGGTGAGGATGGAGTACAGGCCGCCGATGCCTGCCTCCAGTTCCTGCGACATATAGCGGATTTCTTCCGCGGTCACCCTTTCCCCGGGCCGCTGGATGGCGGTGTTCAGCAGAAAGGCGAACTGCAAACGCCCTTCGATCCGGTCGATAGTGTTCTGGGCAATGCCCAGGTCCTGGCTCTTCTGGCTCTGGATGACCGTCACGTCGTTGGCGTTGCCTTGGACGATGGCGCCGTTGGCAGCGTTGGCCAGGGTCCTTGGCCTGGTGGTGCCATTGGGGTTGACCAGGAACAAGATCTTGGCCGCGGCTGCAGCGCCTTCCAGCACCGACTGATACAGCGATTCAAGGGCCAGCAGGTCGCCGTAATACTCCTCGATGTACGAGCGGCCGTACTCCTCGCCGTCGACACGGTTGAAACGCAGGGGAATCCATGGCGCGACGTCTGCATCGCACATGCCATGGGTGCCAGGGATCTCTTTGTTCTTGGCTTCCTGCCACCAGTGGCACTTGCCTTGCTCGAACTCGACCCGGGTGTAGATCTTGACGGTCTTGGCGTTGCTGCGACCACCAGCCGCCTCGTATGAGTCCTCCTCAGGGTCCAGCTCGGCGTACATCTCCGGCGGCAGGGCGTCGGGATAGACCTCCTCTTCGACCACCAGCTCAGTCAGGTTCCCCATGGGGTCCCTGCATGCCACGAACTGGTTGAAATGGATGACCCGCAGGCCCTGCTCACCCACATAGAGCAGCACGTTGCCGCCGATCAGCAGGTGCTTGAAGGCTTCGTGCATGGCGGCCCGGCCACCAGCGGTTTCAAACACGGACATGACTGCCCGCTCCACCTGCACCAGGGCGGTGTCCAGTTCGGTCTTGATTTCTGGCCCGGCTTCTGCAACACGCAGGGCCAAGTCGTCGATTTCCAGCTTGAAGAAGCTGGAGTTGGGCGGGAACAAGCTGATCAGCAGCTTGCTGGCCAGGTAGTTGACGCCTCTGGCGCCCAGCGATTGGTACGGGGTCTTGAGCCGGCCTCTGTCGTTGAAGCCTGCGTCAGGAATCAGGCCAGGAATGGTGACCTTGCTGCAGTCACGGGCCCTTTCCAGGAAGGCGTCCCTGTTGCTGACCAGCTGGTGGTAACGGGCCGCGGCGGTGCCCAGCTCCTCTTCGTTGTAGGAGCCGCGTTGACGATCAACGCTGCCGGTCAGGTTCAGGTCCACAGGATCAAGCGGCGGGGATGCTCAAGCCACCAGCGCCACCGGCAATGTCGGTGCGCAGCCGGCGGCGGCCAAGGCCTGTGCGCACAGGGATGGCCATCTCAGCAGCGGTGGCAGTGCTGGATGCGGCAGGCAGTTCAGCAGCGGATGCCGCGGCGGTTGCGGTGGGGGAAGGGGCGGGCGGGGGAGGGGCCTCGGCAATGCGCCGTTGTTCAGACATCTGCTGACGCTGCAGTTCCATTTGCTGGTCGAACTGCTGCTTTTGCAGGTCCATCTGCTCACGAGCTAGGCGCTCTTGCTGCGCAGCACGGGCTCCTGCACCGCCGTCACCACCGCCACCGCCACACATGGGTCAAACCTCGTCTTGCTGTTCAAGATAAACGGATCGCAGCATGCGAACCACCGACCGTGAGCCGACATAAGCCCAAATCTCCCGGTCTGATGCCGCAATCTCAGGGCATTTTTCCGGGAGAACCTCTTCGAGCTTTTTAATCAAGGCCTCGTCAATGGGCGGCCAAAGCGATTCGTCGTTCATTGGTGGGTGAGGTCAATAATCCCAACGTACCCGTGTTCGACCAGGTCGAATCCCAACGTGAATGAAGCCCTTGGGGGCGCCATAGCCCAGGGAATAGGGCCAGGTCTTGTCTGCCCAGTCCTGCAGCGTCACAACAGACAGGCCATCCAGGTAGAAGTCGATGGCGCCGGTATCCGGGGCGTCATACAGGTGCTCCGACCGTGATGCACCGCCAACCATGGCGTTGATCTTGGGCGGCCTGTAGCCAGATGTGATGATCACGGGCTTGCCAAAGTGGTCCCTGGCCTTCTGGGCAAACTGGCACAGCAACACAGCGGTGTCGCACTGGTGCTGAGCGGTGAATCGACGGCTTTCGGCCTGCAGGGCCAGCTCGCCGTAGGTGATATTGGGCGTGATCTGGTAGCTGAACGGCGACCCAGGGGTGAACTTGCCCACCTTGACCGGCGGATCGGCCCGGTACAGCTCGCTGAACGCCTCCAGCTGCTTGGCTGTCAGTGATTCCTGCAGCTGATTCCAGGCTGCAATCTGGTGCGACAGGCCCTTGAAGTGCTTGGCCGCGTCAACGAGTCGGATGGCTGCCATGGTTGGTGGGGTCTTTGGGGAAAATCTGGACGTTCTTCACGTCAAAAGGCAACTGCTCCCACACATCACACATCATTGCCACCTCCCAGGCCAGGTCTTCTGACGGAGCCAGCACGACGGTTTGGAAGGAGCCTCTGGTCCGGTGGCCAGCTGGGCCCATGAACACGCCAGGCAGGCGAATGACCCAGGCCCTAGGCCGCACGGGTGGGTCGAGCAGGGATCCAGCTGCCTTTGCCGGCTGCTTTGGGGAGATCAGCGAGCGCAATGCCAAGAAACTGCGCGTCGACAGCGCCCTCGATGTTCCCCATAAAAGCGTCAAGCTCCAGATCCCAAAGCTCAGACCTCCTTTCAGCAATCGCACGGTCCTCGTCGATAGCAAGTGATTCGTTCCAATACTGAACCGCTCCTGCCACCGCGTCGAGCCGGTCATCGTGCTGGAGGCAGTTCCTGTCATTGGTGATGTGGGTCAGCTGGTGGAACAGCTGGTAGGCCAGTTTGACCTCAACTGCGTCCTCGTCCCGGCCGCGGCTGTCGTTTTCGACGACGGAGCGGTTGACGATCAGCCGGTGCTGGTTCAGGACAGGCTCCAGGGCCGAGATGATCCGCCGTTCCTTCTGGACATTGGAGCGCGTCGTCTCAACGGTGCAGGGGTGGTGGAGCTGCAGGTACGGCTTGAGCAGCGACTCCAGCATGCCCTGGCCGAACTGGTCCTCCAGCAGCAGCAGGTTGACCTTGTGGCGTTTGGCTGCCTGGGCCAGGCCCTCCAGCACCGTGTCGGTGTAACCCTCGCGGTAGGCACCGACGTCCAGCAGGAACAGGTTGCCGTTCAGGTGGGCCACAACGGCGTAGGCCGTCTCGTCAGCACCGCGGCCAGAGGGATCAATGAACATGACCACCCCGTCGAACGGCAGCCAGTCACCGTGGATAAAGGCTGGCCGGTGGTAGTAGTCACCGCTGAAGCCAACTGCCGGCAGGTCGGTGATGCGGAACTCCGCGCCAGACGACCACACCAGCTTCTCTGGGGCGTGGCCCGACACCTCCATGACCATCAGGTCCGACAGGCGCAGCGGGAAGCGCTCCAGGTCCGACAGGCTGGTGTCCAGCTGAAACTGCAAGGCAAAGGCCGACCGGCCGTAACTGACCTCCCGCTCCAGCAGGTCCATCTCGCTGAAGCGGCCCGGGTCAACGGGCTTGCCTTTCAGCTCTGCAACGCCTTCCTGGACGATGGGGGCCAGCAGCTCGCCGTACTTCTCCGGCTTTTCGGGGTACCGGGCCGGCCAGATGCGTGACGAGAAGCCCTTGTGCAGCAGCTTGTTGTAGATCGACTCCTCGGTCTGCGGGGTGCCGAGGTACATCACCTCCCCGCCGGGCTTGAGGATGGCGTTGTATTCGCCCACGGCTGCCAGCAGCTTCTCCCGCATGCCGACAGACCACGACGTCGTCGGTGTCTCGATGTCGTCCGGGATGATCAGGTCCGCACGGGAACCAGTGATCTGGCCAAAGATGCCCACCGACTTGACCGATGGGCTCTTGTCTGGCTTGGCCGGGCCCACGTCAAAGGCATGGACAGCCGACCGCTGCTCTTCACGCCTTGGTTCCAGGCACTGCAGCACCGGCATGTCCCGGATCAGCTGCAGGCAGAAGGTGGTGAAGTTCTTGGCCTCGTTGCCGGAGGCCGAGTTGACCATGATCTTCAGCTGTGGGTCCAGCCGTAGCCGCCACAGCACAAAGGCCGCGGCCATCCATGACTTGCCGACACCGCGGTAGCCCTGGATGATGCGGCGCTTGGGGCCGTGCTGCATGTATTCAGCGACGTCCAGCTGAATGGGCGTCGGGTCCGGCAGGCCCAGGTGCTTCCAGACGACACACAGGAAATAGCGGAAGTCCTCATCGAACGGGGCCGGTAGCGGCTGCCATGACGACGAGGACTTCAGCATGACGCCATCAGGCGTTGACGCAGTCGATCACTGCAAAGTTGATGGTCACTGCTTCCGACAGGGACCCGGCAGAGACGTTGGTGACGCGGAAGACGGCCGAACCAGCCCCAACGGCAATGCAGTGGATCATGTAGGAGCCAGCGGTACCACCAGTGCCTTGGTTGCAGATGACGGCGTCAGTGCCTCCAACAGCGCTGTTGGTCAAGGTGAACTGAACCGAAGCGGCATTGGCCAGGGCAGCGTTGTGCATGGTGATCACCCCGGTCTTGGTGTTCAGGGTGACGCCAGTGGTCTTGCTGGTGCCTTGGGTGACAGCACCGCCGTAACCGGTGCCAAAGCCCACAGCAGGAGCACTGGCAACAGCGTTGTTGACGGGTGTCGGGATGAAGTAGCCCTGGGGGACGGTGGTCATGGTTTAAGCCGCCTTCCGGCGGGGCATCTGTACCACCTTATCCAAATCAGGCAACGACGACACCAGGTCCCCGAAGGGTGTGCCTTCCACCGGCTGAGCGCTGATCTGGTTGTCCTTCAAGAACTGCCGCAGCACGTTCAGTTCCGACGCAGTGATGGTCCCTTCATCCAGCTTCTCTTTCAACAGCAATGCCAACCCCATGTGCAGGTCGGCCAGCTGTTCGTGAATGTCCGGCTTCTTGGCCATGACGACGTCTCCGTCAAATCTGTAGGGGCAGGGCCCTTCCAGCCGCTACCCCCAAGTTGGCACCCACCACGGCACCGTCAACACTGTAGGGCTCAATCACGACCCACCGTCTGGCAGTGCCACCGACCCGGTCTCGATGGCCTGCTTGAACAGCTTCCACAGGAACGGCCGACGACTCACCGACCCGCAGCAGGTCACATACGGGTTGGGGATGTACCGGATCCCTCCATCCTTCGTGGTGCCCCTGGCCAGCAGCATCCTTTGCTGCAGCCGTCCCAGGCACGCACGGCACATCGACGGATTCATCCCAATGAACTCAGCCAGGTCGTCCGCCTTGATGGCCGCCATCCCAGTCCTGTAATCCAGCTTCAGCGTGACGGCCACAAAGACAGCCACGTCCTTGTACGACAGCGCCCCCTCCCGCAGGTCTGTCGCCAGCTGCGAAGCACCGTCCATGAAGGTCATCGAAAACCTCTGTCCAGCATCTGTACGATTGTCCAAGTCAGCCTCCAACTGACGGCCCCTATTTGCCAGCTCCCCACCCTGGTTTGCCCGACCAAGTGGGGAGAAGGGGTTTTGCATTGAAAAGGTAGCACCGGTGATCCATTGAGGTAGCAGGGCTGCCCTCCCTCACCGGCCAATTGGGATCGTCTCTAGATCTCTTATCAGGGGGACGACCGCTGGATCCAGTGAAAGGGTCCTCAGGAGAACACAGATAAAGAAAGGCATGGCCTGGCCTTCTGTTAGCTGACGGCCAACGATCCCTCCCCATCCAGGTCCTGGGTCCTCGATTGGCCTGACGGCCAATTCTCGGCCCTGGCTTCGCAGTACCCCAGGCCGGTGGCCTTCCGGCCACCTTTACCCACAACAGGCCTAAAGGATATACAGGCTCACCTCGGTCACCCTCAGGCCAGCGTGGGTGGGCCTCTTTTTTGTCGGGAAAATCTGAGGGGCTACCCCTTCTGACCCGCTTTTTGTTCGGAAAATGTGAGGGGCTTACGCATAGTGCGGACGCCGTCGTCACCCCCCATGGGGGGCCCGGCCGGGCCAGTGTGGCGGCCCTGGTGTCCAAGGCCAGGGCTGGCCACTGCCAGACCCCAGACGCTGCAGTGTGTCCGGGTGCCTGCGTACCTGTGGCCAATGCAGGTACGCCTGGACAGGCCAGGGGCGGGCCAGGGTCGGCAGGGGTGGAGCGCCGGCAGGTGGTGGGCCCTGGTGGTCCAGGGTCAACCCTGCTCAAGTGTGTACCCGCCCTAACCCACCTAACCCACCAGCCCCTGCACTCCACTCCCGAAACGGGTGAGCCTGCGGTGACCACACCGGGCCAGGGGCCAGCCAGGGGCCAGCCCCCATTGCAA